TGACCAATCCAGTATTTCTAGCCTCAACGGTCTTGGTTCTAATAAGCATCTCTGTGTACCGATCTAAACTCCATTTCCTGCCACCTTTGTCAATTAGCGATGCCAATCCTTCATCCTGCAAAACTCCCTTAACATAGCTTTTGATGTCTCTCAGAGCACTACCGCTTATGACCCCCTCAGCCATTCTGAACTTGATCTCTTCTTTTACTGCCTTATTAAGTAGCAAGGTCGCACTTCTTTTGACTCCGGTGATACTCTCGGCAAAAGCCCGTGTGGTGTCGTCAATCAACGCCATCACCGCTTCTTTGTGAATAACATTAAATCCCTCATCAACCTGCAAAATCACACCCTGTCTCTGGAATTGCTTAACCGCCGCATCTGCTCCAACCTTATAATGATGGGGGATCTCCTTTTCAATAAATTCCTTGACATTCGCTCCAAGCTTCTCAAGTACAATCTCAATCTGAGCCAGAATAGCCCGGCGATTGTAAATACCGAAGTTGGTAGCTCCGTTTATTTCTGAAACTATTTTTTTGTAAGCCCGTTTATAAAGCTTGACTATTTTAGCAAGCTCTTTATCACTTAGTCCCGCCGTTTTTGGATATAGCACCTTTTACCTCCGCTTTCTTTTTAACCTGCTTGACTTTGTTAAAAGGATTATCAGCGACTGTTGATTGAGGCATCATAACTTCTTTCTCTTTCTTTATTTCTGCCGCTTTTCGTTTAGCTGTATCCTCGTCAACCTGATCAATTCGCATAATTGCATCAACGGTCGTAGTAGTCCCGGCATCGATCCTCTTGTTTTCGTTCTCGATCTGTTCAACCAAATCCTGAGGTAAACCATCAGCCCACTCAAGTTCTGGCATAACCGCTTCACCTTTAAGTTTCAAATTCTTTTCTCCAACACCGACTTTCCAAGCCTTAGCCAAGAGTTGTGCCCGGTAGAGAATATCTTTAATAGCGTGGTTATAATAAAGCCTCTTCCTGGCCGCCTTAGCGACTGTCCTGAGCAACTTTAACTTCAAAGCCCTACCTGATTCCACCTTGCCATCACCCATACCCAGAATATCCGGGGAAGTCTCAGACATCATAAAAAACACATCGACCAATTTATCTATCTCTTTAAACGCATTCTCTAGTGAGGCATCCCAAACCACATACTCCGGTTTTCCATCCTCTGCATTTTTAATTTCAACTACACCTAAACTACCTTTTTTCACTTGGCCTTTTTTATCGAGTATTCCCGGTGGCACAATTAACAAAGGATCTGAATGTTTATCCAAAATATTGTCGACCTTAGTTAGACGGTTGTTTATGCCATAAAAAATAGAAGTCAAATCGTAGTAATCAGATATCCCCCAGAACCTAGTCGTAGTTTTCCAATTGGGAATATGTACCAACAAATGTTTATCGATCTTTGTAATCACACTATCCTTGATGTTTTTCAGTCCTGCCGCTTTAAATGTGGTCTTACCTTCAATAGTGTCACCTTTCATCAAGTAGATCTCGTTGACAATTTTTTTCGGGTGGTGGATCTCTTTTCTTAAATACTTCTGCTCTTTTCCAACACTGTTTTCTCTTTTAAATGCCCAGGCCAACTCCTTAACCTCAGGATCTTCGTCCACATCAAAAATATTGATCTCTGGGAAATAAATACCAGGAGGACAATTAGACATAAACATCTTTTTTCCATCTTTTATCCTTAGCTTAAAAAGCTGATCACCAGAATAAGAGTTAGACAAGGCATTCTCGTAAAACAAAACATCTAGCTTGTTCTCTTGCACAAAAGCGTCCATCCACTCCTGATCACCGTCTGGAACTTTAATCTTAATCGGCTCGGAAAATAACATATCAGCAATAACCTTGGAGATTAAACCCGCAAAGTTAGCACAAACATATCTCAGTTGGGCATAAGCCTTGTTGTATTCTTTACTGTTGATCTTAATATTGAAAGCATTGAAGTGATCGCCCATGAACAATTTTTCGTAATAAGAATAGCCTCTCAAACGAGCTACGCTAGTCTCATAAGGAAATTTTACTTTTTTTGCTATATTCGTCTCAGACTTCGCCATATAAAGATTTTACTACATTCTAACGATTATTAGAAACCAGTAGGTTTACTAGCCCACGTTCTTAGTTTCGGTTTCCAGTGTTTCCTCATCTGTAATGCTATCATGCCGGCAATTAAAGAATCGTCATGCTTTCCATCTGCATGCTCACGCTTACCATTGTCTTTTTTGACAAAAGTCTTCATTTCCTTGAGAGTGATGGTCGAATTTATTTTAATTTGTGCCTCCTTGTCTTCAAATGCAATTATGAAATCATCTATCATCACGTCCCTAGTCTTGGTGTTCGTATTCCACCCAACCTTCTTCGTTCTTTTTCGTGTCCTCTCATCGATTTTGGTAGTGAAGAAGTAATTGTCATAAATCTTAATTAAGAATAAAATCGCAGATAACATGTTATTTTCAACCCCAACAAAAGCTTCGTTATAGTAAACCGCCGCAATTTTGGTGATCTCAGCCAATTCATCCGGCCTAACCTTTCCATAATACTGAGCTACTTGCTCAAGTGTGTCCTTATCCCAAATATCAATATCAGCGAAATCTGAACCATCCCCACCAGACGGATCGACCCCCACTACATATTCGTGAGCTTCTCCCTTCTCATCTTTCTTTTTTACATCCTTCCAAATCTTAAATCCTAGCTTGACCAGCTCAGGAGCGGCCCCCAGAAGGAGGTTAGCGGGTTTAACTGCATCGATCATCGCTCCGTCAAATACATTTCCTGCACCGGACTGAAAAGCCTCTGCCTTTGTCGATGGGTATTCCTGTTTAAACAATTGTGTTCCTGATAGTCCGACTCCCACACTATCCATCCTCAATTCCTTCATTTTCCATCTCCTCCAGAGTAATTGCTGGTCAGTAATGATCGGGAAATCTTGTTTAATTTTTAGCTCATCCTTTGTATATTCACTTATCTCTCCCGGCAGTTGATACTCTGAGTTTTCAAACCAAGCATAAAAATATGTCCTGTAGTCAAGTGGGGAGGGATTAGGAGTCTGGTCGCTGTCGGTATAAAAATCAAAGAACTCGTTGTATCCGTTCCCTGTGGTCTCCTCTGTAATTCTCCCGGTGATTGGCACTGCTTGTTTAGATCCGGCGTTCAATTCATTTCTGTCTTTGATATAAGCACTCTCAGTAATATGTAGGTTTTGGACGGTTCCCGATCGCAATTTTAAAGCCACATAGATCGCTGAATCTAAAGGCAACCCATCAAACCTGTGAGTGAATTGATACATTTTCTTAGTATCCGTCTTGACCTCAGGTTTCAATTCTCCTGGCAAATTCGTGTAAGCCCTCTTAACAATGTCGAAGATGATGTTTACTGCCTCTCTCTCATGCCCTAAGATTGCACTGGTTGTACCTGGAACCCACAAAGTCTCATCTAAAAGATCAATACAATAGAGAGTAGTAAATCCGAACTGTCTAGCCTTGAGGATTAGACCCCGGCTGTGTTCCCGCCTCTCCTGGAGATGACGTACTTGTATCGGATTTGGCCGGAATTGAACCACTCTCCCCTGTTTGTCCTTGATCTTGTACAGGTGTGTCATTCTCCAAGCCTTGTTTACCAATTTCGTCTGCCAGTTTTTCATTATCTGTTTCTAAATCCTTAATTACAGAAGGTAAAAGTCTATTTCCCTCTGCACCTGTTAATTCTCGTCTTACAGAGAAATCCTTTTTATAAATTCTCTCGATAATCCATTTCGGATCATCTAATCTTATCCTTGTAACACTTCTCCTCAAATAGTCTGCTTTTTTAGCCTCAATCTGATCCGCAAATTCGGTATCCTCACCCTTCCACCGGGATATCGTATCTTCGCTTTTTCCAATGTGCATTGCCGCATACTTTTGAATTGGCACATCAGTAAAATAATCCAGAAATCTTACTTTCTCCGCCGCTATTCTCTCTTGTTCTGTCATACTTGATTATACCTCTCCCTCTCTTTTCTTCTTATCAACCTACATTTCCTGCATCTTTTGGGAGGGACATAGTTATTCTCTTTATAAAACTTCTGATCTCTGACAGAGAAGATGAAAGTCTCTCCACATCCGGCACAAATAATTTCGATATCTTTTTTGTCTTCCATTTTTATATATAAATTCTAACAACTTATTGCTCTACTGTCCATATGGTAGTCCGATCATTGTACAATGCTTGAGATAATTTCCATTTGATTCTCCAAACAGGAGTCTTGGTGATATAGCTCTTTACCTCCAGATATTCAATCGATCCGTCATTGTGAGTAATCATAAAATCAACGTAATAATTGGCAATATGCACCCCCTCTACATCAAGAGATAATTTGTGCTGACCTTTCCATTCTTTAATCTCACCATCTTTCTTAAGTGAATCTAACTCCATCGCTTTTCTGGCCTCTTTTTTGCTCTGAAACCTCCCCCCTCTGTACTCCATTGGAATGTCCCCATGCCTTAATCGTGGGTTGAATTTTTGTTTATACATTTTGTTTTCCTATTAATTTCCCCATTACTGCACTTATAACATTCGTTGTTACTGCATTACCTAGACATTTATATCTCTGTGT